ACACCTCTAATGGAGCGGGATACCAGAATCGAACTGGTGACTAAACCTTGGCAAGGTTTCGTTTTACCATTAAACCAATCCCGCATTTTGTTACATGCCTTATTATAATATATTTTAGCGCTTTTGTCAAGCATTATTTTACATTATTTTTGGCTCCGGTGGAGGGAATCGAACCCCCACTAATGGTTTTGGAGACCATCGCACTGCCATTATACTACACCGGAATAATTTATGGTTTATTATATACGTCGTATAAACCTAATCTTTCATTTTCTTCAACCAGTTTGGTTAAAGCTTCTTCTGTTGTTAATACATCATAGTACTCGTTTTTATTTGTACCAGTATTGATATTTCTTTGTTCTTGCATCCGACGAGCAAACTCAAATTCTTCTATTTCAGCCTGCTCATCTTCAATTTCTTTTTTATCCCTTTGAAAAATTGCATCCCAGCGATTTGCATATTCTTCATTACTGACACTAAAAGGTCTTGGGCTTGATCCTTTTCCGCTCATATGTACTCCTAATAAATAATAGAACTTAATATATATCTTCTTATGGACCCATATCTTGAACTAGAAGTTTCTATAGAAGCTACCGACGAAGAGATAAAACTCAAATTTAGATCGCTAGCTAATATACATCATCCTGATAAGGGCGGTGACGAAGAAAAATTCAAACGCATAAAAGAAGCGTATGAAATTTTATCTGACCCTATACGCAAAAAAGCCTATGACATGTCAGGTGATGCTGAGTCTAATCTTGTAATTAGAAACAGCGCTATTGAACATATCAATCAAATGCTAAATGCTATTGTCCCAAATTTTGATTCCGAAGCAGGAGACCTGGTTCAGGAAATGCGAAATCAAGTATTGACCATTAAAGCAGATATGGCTAATAACATCAATATTTGTAACAGATATAAAGAGAATCTAAATAAAGTGATTGTCAGAATAAATGCAAATCATAATAAAAAGAATATACTACTTGAATCTGTTCAAAATCAAATAGAACAGAGAGATCGCGAACACGAAGACTTTACTCGTCGTATTAAAATTTGCGAACTCGAAATAGAAATACTTAAAGACTATCACTATGGAATAGTTGAACGTATTGCCATTTCTCATGATGGTGCTTCCACCGAGAATTGAACTCAGAATTCGTCCTTACCAAGGACGTGTTATACCACTTAACTATAGAAGCATTGGTACCCTTGGATGGAATCGAACCACCGTCCCGACGTTCGTAGCATCGTATCCTATCCGTTGAACGACAAGGGTCAAATGGTTGCGGGACCCGGAGTCGAACCAGGAACCCGAGCTTATGAGACTCGTGAGATACCATTTCTCTATCCCGCAATATTTGGTGGTAATGGTAAGAATCGAACTTACACTTTGCAGCGTATGAAGCTGTTGCACTACCGTTATGCTACACTACCATATATAAACACACTTTAAACAGTCCTTCAACTCTAGTAGCTATCTCCCTTACTATCGGGCGGATCTGTAGTGTGTTTATATATGGTACCCCCACCGGGAGTCGAACCCAGATGAACCAATTATCTGTTGCTTACGGGATATAAATCCGCCGTTTTACCATTAAACTACAGGGGCATATCTTTGGCGGAGAGTATGGGAATCGAACCCATTGACCCTTGCGAGTCTACAGTTTAGCAAACTGCTGCCTTACCATCCGGCCCACTCTCCTTGTCTTTGGCGGAAGCGGTGAGATTCGAACTCACGGTACCTTTCGATACGCTAGTTTTCAAGACTAGAGCCATAGACCACTCGACCACACTTCCTTATTACTGGTGGCTCTGAACGGAGTCGAACCGCTGACACATGGATTTTCAATCCACTGCTCTACCACCTGAGCTACAAAGCCTATTATAATTGGGGTGCTTGATGGGATTCGAACCCACGCATATCGGAATCACAACCCGAGGTCTTAACCGCTTGACGACAAGCACCATATATTCTTGGTCGGTCCTGAGGGATTCGAACCCCCAACCTTTGGTTTCGAAGACCAACTATCTATCCAATTGATATTAAGGACCGAATACCATATAGAAACACACTCGGCTCCCCTTACAACCATGTTCCTGTCAATTCAGGATGCACCTGGAATGAATCCAGCGGATCCCCTTGGTTGTTTGTATCTGTCAATTCAGATTGAAAGTGTGTTTTTATATGGTAGGGGCACAGAGAATCGAACTCTGATTAACTGGTTAAAAGCCAGCTACTTTAGCCGTTAAGTTATACCCCCTAAAGGTACTTGATTGTGTGCCTTTCGCATTGCCTTGAATGGCTTACGATGGCTACCCGCTTTTCTTTTTAATGTCAGAACAACGAAGGGGTTACGTTGCTTGACGATTATCTTGTGCTTCATCTTTATCTCCTAAAACACTATTATAACATCTTTTTGAATCCGAGTCAAATGCTCGGTTATTTGGCAGAGGGTACTGGGATCGAACCAGTGATGACAGAGTCAAAGTCTGTAGTGTTACCGCTACACTAACCCCCAACACAACTTGGTCCGCCGAAGAGGAATCGAACCTCTATTAATAGCTTAGAAGGCTACTGTTCTATCCGTTGAACTATCGGCAGTTATTTGGTGCCCCATGACAGAATCGAACTGCCATCAACGGATTACAAAACCGTTGTAATGCCATTATACTAATGGGGCAAAAATTTATTTGTCTAATACTGCAACAATGTTTTCTTCATCGATCATAACGCGTTGCGCGCCATCAACATTTACTACAGTACATTTATTCCACAACATATAAATGTCATCGCCTACCTTGACATCAGTAACATCTGGGCCAATGGCAATAACTTTACCTGTCTTTGAATCACCGTAACCTTGAGTACCCTCAAGAATAATGCCAGACTCTGTTTGTGTCTCACGGGCATTCTCTGCAACGAGGACTTTTTTCTTCAATGGTGTAACTATCATGTGATTCCTAAAATGGTACCTGGTCACGGTATCGAACCGCGGACCCTCTCCGTGTAAAGGAGACGCTCTACCACTGAGCTAACCAGGCAAAAATTGGTGGAGACGGATGGATTCGAACCACCGTGCTGTTAAGAACAGATTTACAGTCTGCCGCAATCGACCTCTCTGCCACATCTCCAAAAATAACAGGATGCTTATTTTTCAATTACAAGTTGAATTTTTTTATTTGCTGGACGCATCCTAAACTTGGCTCCCCAGGGTGGGATCGAACCACCGACACACGGATTAACAGTCCGCTGATCTACCGCTGATCTACTAGGGAATATACTTTACGCTTTTGTTTTTTCTTCTTTACGAGAATTCTTTTCTTCAGTAATTTCATTACGTCTTGCTTTGATCTCTTTTGACATCTCTGCTAGAGCTTTGCGAGCACGTGTGCCTGCTGCCGAATTACCTTTTTCGAATTTTTCATTCTCTTTCAAATAATCTTCAAAACGATCTCTAATATTAATATGTGCACTCATAATTTTCCTTTAAAATTTACTGGTCTCGGTGGCAAGAATCGAACTTGCGCTACATGGTCCCAAACCACGGGTGATGCCATTTCACTACACCGAGTATGTTGTTGGTGGAGGATAGCGGGGTCGAACCGCTGACTGAAGCTTGCAAAGCTACTGTGTTCCCAACTATACCAATCCCCCATTTATATATGGTGCCCCAACCGAGACTTGAACTCGGACGCTTGCGCACTGGCTTCTAAGACCAGCGTGTCTACCAATTCCACCATCGGGGCAAAATAACAATCATGGCGCACCGTAGGGGACTCGAACCCCTGACCCCCGCCGTGACAGGGCGGTGCGCTAACCAACTGCGCTAACGGTGCAAATTTGTTACTTGTTTCTATTATAACATCTTTATAATATATGTCAAGCATTATATTGGAGTATCGGGAGGGAATCGAACCCCCGGTTTTCAGGATTTGCAATCCCGTGCATTGGACCGCTCTGCCACCGATACAAAATAATTAAGAGCCTGTAGACTAAACTACAGTTTACCGGTTTCTAGACGAACTCTTAAACTTGGCGTCCCGCACGGGATTCGAACCCGTGTGACCAACGTGAAAGGCTGGTATCCTAGGCCGCTAGATGAGCGGGACATAAAACATATTAAATTACACTGGGTGTTTGATAGAAATAACAGTTTTGAACCTGCCCTACCGTGCCGTCCACGGACTTGTCTATCAACCACATTACTTGCCAAGCTGTTCCAGCGCGACTACTGATCTAAGCCTAAGCCGATTTCCACCTTTCATGTAACTTAGCAGAGCCTAGCCGTCACTAGGATTTAGTTCTCTGCATAAATTACCTACTGGCTTGGTAACCAATGTAATTTAATATGGTCCTTTCGACAAGAATCGAACTTGTGTCTACCGGTTATCAGCCGAGTGCTCTACCATTGAGCTACGAAAGGAATTTGGTACGCAAATTTTAAATGAACCTTGTCTCGATCACGATCAACCGATAACACTATTATAAAACACTTTTATAACTTTGTCAAATCTAAAAAGAATAACCCTTTAGCTTGCTATGTTACTGAAACCTTTCGGTTTCTTTGTTCTATGTCTTGATTATAACACCTTTTAGTACCCGAGTCAAATGCAAGGGTATTAATAAAAAGGTTTTAAGAAAGGAAAACCTCGGACTTTAGGGTACCGAGGTCTTTGTAGAATAAGAAAAATACTTTACATTAACCCCGATGCAGACTCCAATTTGACTCTGTGCGTGCAAAGGCAACTTGTGGCAGTCTGCCATAAGAATCTTTACATATAATGGGTTGATGATGAAGCATTTGCTTTCCTTTAAACATATAATTTATTTATATAACTTAACACCGTCAAACGTCGTCTCTTAAAGATTTATTTACTCTAATTGCGCTATCGAGTACACCTAAATGTACACCATTGCTTTCTGCAAATTTTAACAGGGCAGAAGTGTCCTTCGGAAAGCACATACCGCCAAATCCGAATTTACCGTCGGGGCCTGGTACTTTCATATGACTACGACCAATACGTTCATCCGACTTAACCATTTCAGAAACAACTTCATAGTTACAATTCATTTTCTGAGCCAACTGATAAATCTCATTCATAAATGAAACTTTAGTTGCAAGTAAAGTGTTGATCGTATACTTAGCCAAAGCTGCTTCACCTATGCTGCAATGATACACTGCAAAAAGATAGGGTTGCGTCAATCTAATGATACGTTCGGCCTCAAGAATAAATGCTTTGGTATTGCCACCGATAAACGCAAATTTGCCTGTAATAAAATCCACATTTGCATTTGCTTCAGTTAAAAATTCTGGAGCATGTACAAGATTCGGATAGATTTCATTTAGCTTTTGGTATACATCAATAGGTGCTGTAGACTTACTGATGATTACACCTTTATACTTTCGTAGCTTACCTAATACATTTAACAAAATACTTACATCACAAGTACCATCCTCACTTTGAGGAGTTGGAGTACAAATGAACACCCCATCGCATTCCATCAAATCTTGATAAGTGTGGGTGTTCTTTGTAGGGTCAATATCTATAACTCGGACATCGAGGCTGTCATTATCTTTAACGGCACTCAATATAGCGCCACCTACAACACCAACACCTACGATGCCGATTTTAGTTTTATGAATCATAATTATCCTTTTTTGCGTTCTACATAACTAACAGTAAGGTCATTACGACCTATTGCTTTGAGCCATGTATTTAGCCTATGGACAATAATAGAATCATCTGCGGGATTGTCGAAGTTGATAGTGACGTCCATAACGGTATCGCCACTATCAGCCTCTCGGCTCCCATAACTAAGGGTAAAGTTTTCATTTACCTTTTTTACCTTTGCCATAATGGCCCTTCATAGATCAAGCCATTGCTGGTTCTTGAGCAAGTGATTTAATTTCTGTCACTTCAAGATCTTCTTCAACTGCAGGCTTGGAGATTTTTGGTTGCTTTGCTGCAGGCTTTGCTGCCTTAACAGGAGCTGCTTTTGCCTTTGGCGCCTTAGTTGCTTTAGGTGTAGTAGAAGTACTACCAACTTTCTTACCCATTGTCTCGATGATAAGACCTGACCATTGTGCAAACACGCCGCCTTGATCCAAGAGATACTGACAAGCATCAGCCTTAGACATAGGAGTAGGCAGTTCAATCAACTCCAATGGAGAATGACCGCCCTTGGCCAATACTTTAGTACGAGAAACGATATCGTTCGCAAAACGAACCTTAGTGATACCATGTTGAGTAGAAACACCGACAACTGAAAATTTAGACATAGTCTTTTCCTTTAAAAATGATATAAAAACTTCTCACCAAGAACTCACTGTTCTTACCTTAATTATATAGCCTTTAACACTCTGTGTCAAGCATAAAGTTTTCAAGTGTTGTTCTTTCACAACACCGACTTAACTTTAGCAGAATGTTTGCACATTTTACGGAATTGGAAACCAACGCAATCACAAGTGACATCTCCATCTGCAGAAATGACATTGTATATCTTTCCTGATGATTTTGATTTGACTTGGAAGATGCGCTCAATGCTTCGCTCTTCTGAAAAAGTATGTCCAACTATAAACTTCTTATGAATATAGGATATGGGATATTCCGGGTTGCCGGTACGAAGAGAGACATAGTCTCGGTCTAACCATTTCGGATTAGGAACGACTTTGCCCTTGAAGGACTTGACGTCGAACTCTTGACCTAAAATGTTTGACTTCCACTTTGTCGTCAATTCTATATCTGCACCAATTGAAAAATTCATAACCTTTTCCTCATTCGAACCATTATTATATAACCGTTTGTATCAGAAGTCAAGCATTTTCTGCCAAAAAAATACCCCAGTCCTTGCTGGGGTAAAATTAAATATTAATTATTAATCTTTAGTTTTTCGGATTTCTGCGTCGTCGGTAAGTTCTATAATACCTTTATCTTCAAAAAACGCTACTGTGTCTCCAATTCCTTGTTGGTATCCATAAATCTTGCATGCCCAGCACGCACTCAATAATAAAATAATTTGCACGATATCATAAAATGTAAATGTAATGTTTTCCATTCTTCTTCTCCTTATAATTAAGTTTGAATTTAATGATAAATCCTATCATTCGTTCAAATCATAATCTACATCATACACAAACCAATCTTTTTGTTTCTGTCTAAGATTTTTGAATTGGTTGTGCTCGATTAAAAATTTAGCAACCAGACTATTTTCTAAACCGTATGCCTCGATCTCCCAAGGTTGATCCCAGTAAGAAATATCGTCCTCGTATGTTTCTCCTCTCCATACAGTTACATACTTTGTCTTTTTATACCTATCCTTCATTTCGCCCTTAGCCATTTGCTTAAGGTGCACCATCTCATGAGCAAGAACAGAAAACATATGAATTTTCTTTCTTGTTCTTTGTATGTCTATGTTGAATGTTCTAGGTAATGGTAATCCTTCTTCCTCAAAATCGCAATAGCCACCTGCATCTAATTTATCTCTGATGTAGATGTTTAGTGTAATATTCTTATCTAATTGCGGGGATATTAGCTTTTCGGCAAAAGAACTTGCCGCCAATTTTAATAGTTGTGTTAGGTCTCTATCTTTAGCTCCGTTAACTTTGACTATCATAGTTTCCCCTTATTGGATTACCTTTTATTTATAAATGTCAGATCTCCTAAGTTACTAGGACTCTCAATTTTTTGAGTGGATTCTAGTCCTTGTAAAATTTTTAAATCAACAATGTCAATAGGAACAGGGGATTCATCTAAAGTAGGAGCAGTATTTGCTTTTGTTTTTAGACTGCTCTTTGCTAATCGACTACCTGAAAGTGTTTGCATATCAAATCCTTATTTTAGAAAAGTCTCGCTTGTTACTAAAGATGCCATCGAATGCTGGGTCTGGTGCTGGTCTCGGAGCAGGACGTTCTTGTCTTTCATGTTTAATACCAGAATCAGTAATACCCTTTTGTGCTGATTGTTCTAGATCATAGAGTTTCATCTTTGCCCTATCGACACCAATCACAAATCGTTTATTTGTTGTAGGATCGTTATATCGATTCTTCAACTGTTTAACCATAAGTTGATTCAATGCTTCCATTTCTTCTGTGGAGATTAGGGCAAACATAAAGTCAACTGTCGCAGGCAAACCAAACGATTCAGACGTGTCTGTCAATTCAACATCTGTGTTTCCATAACCGCCTCGAGTAGTCTGTGTAGCTGACAAAATAGGAACATTCTCTTCAACCGCTAATCCTCGAAGTTCTTCGGCAATAGATTTAATTAAAGTATAGGAGTTAATATTAGCTCCACCTTTGAATCTAGAACTTGCACAAATATTCAAATAATCAATAATGATGATGTCTGGCTTGAACTGTTTCTTTAGTTGCAACTCATTTAACAGAGCTTTAAAATGACCAGAGTGTGCTCCTGCTGTAGGATATTCTTTAATGATTAGCTTGCCTTCAGTTTTGTTTCTAATCTTTTCAATACGATTGTCGAACAATGCTTTTGGCAATTCTTTTAGTTGATCCATAGTGATGTTCATTAAGTTTGCATCAATACGTTCCGCAATACGTTCTTCAGCCATCTCCAAAGTAATATACAAAACATTTTTACCCTGTGCCAATACTGATGCTGCAACGTGACACATGAATAAAGATTTACCTACGCCAGTTCCTGCCAAACAAACATTCAATGTCTTATTCGGCATACCACCATTAGTAATTTTATTAAAGTAATCTAAATCGAAAGGAATGCGAGATTCTACTCTGTGGTAAAATTCATACCGAGTGTCTGCACTATTTAGATAGTCATGTCCTACATTGTTGTCAAAACAAACGCCAAGTGCATCTTGTAAAAGTTGTGGGATGCCATCTTCAGATTTGCTGCTGTCTCTACCATCAATGATTGAGATTGACGATAGAATAGCATTATAGATGGCTTTATCTTTACAGAACTTCTCTGTCTCTTTATAGAGCCATTCTTTATTATGTTCTGTAGGATCAAGATCGTGAATGTATTCTACGACCTCTTTATATTGATCTTCATTTAAAGACTTATCATTTTGAACAGCAATGACCAAAGCATCCTTGCTAGGTATTGCATTGTAATCATCTATAAAGCCTTTGATCTTATCATAAATTATTTTCTCATTATTTTCTATAAAGTAATCCCGCTTCAAAAACGGAATTACTTTTCTCATAAACTCATCGTCATTCGCCAGATTCTGGAGAATTACTTTTTCGATTTTCGTATTCATCCACTGCCTTTGTAATAATATCTGTCATGATCTCGTTAAGAACAACTTCAAACTCTGGACCACTCACATCTTCAATTGATATGCCTTCAGGGGCACTGACTACAGTATAATCTAATTGCAAATCTTTGTCACCATCTTCTTGATCTATCTCATTGATAGAAAAAGATGTACCGTTATACTTACCGTCTGTGACTTTAATACCCCAGACTTCTTGATTTTCGTTTCTAATTACCCAAGGTTCATACTTGACTGGCATGTTCATACTCCTCGTCTAATGATTCTCCAGACATCTCTGTGCCCACCATATCAATTGCTGCTACCTTAT